TGCTTGATAAGATAAGATCATTTCTTTTACTTTGGTATCGTCTAAATCGGCCTGATACGGTGGTCGCAGCAGAGGTAGAGCGATGACTTGATCTCTTGTAAGCGTGTACTTCATGCACGTTGCACTTTTATAGTCTGGTTTCCCTTTTAAAAAAGTGGTCACAAACTTGTTCATTCTCATAGGACTATATGCATTATGTTTAAATGGTTATAAATTTATCTACGACAGAAGCAAACCATGCAGGCTGTCTTAAAATAAGAACACAGGAAACGTCCTCTAATTTCCAATAAGCCGTTTTAATCCAGCTACGACCATCCATCACGGTGCGTTCCCATGCAATATACTCTTCTTCCGTACATTGAAAGGGTGCATATTCGTACACGACGGTATCCGTTAAGAATTGTAAATAGATACCCTTGGGATTACCATCTGCTGTGGTCTGAAAAGTTCCGTCAGAGCGAAACGCCTCTTCTGTCTCATATTCTACGAATTTTGTTTCTAAAAAGTCACACGCATCTAAATCACATACTTCCATTTGAACTTGACATTGTACCCAGTACTCTTCTTTGGGTATTCCATTAATTTCACGGGTAAACGGATTTTTGATTTCAAGCATGCGTCCGTAGAGTGGACCCGGGCTTACGTTGATGCCGTCGGGTGACGCACCCAACTTGGTGTACACGTCGTGCGTGATACATCCGAACTCTTCTACCACGGTATTATACTTCCATTGATAGTATTGAATGGAAATGGGTTCATATTTGACACCCCAATGCAAGGGACCTTCCGTGCATACGTGGTTACCAGGAGCGACAATGGGTGCTTCTCTACGTTTGATTAATTCGCGTTGCTTAGCGGGTGTACCTAGTGCCTTGTAGGCAACACTGGCTGTAAGTAGAGTGCGGCGATACTCGTACCATTCGGGAGTACGCTGGGTAGGTTGTGGCTTGGAGCGAATCTTGGCAATACGTTCTTCTACGTTTTCCATGGGTGGACATTGATAACTTGTTCTTCCGCAAGGTAGCATGACCAAGGCATGGAGAAGGACCTCATCATCTACGGTATCAAATTGTGATTCCAAAAGGGTTTTTACTTCTTGAATCATATCGGTGGAAAAGGACTCTTTATGCATACTGTCAAGGTTATCTTGACAGTATTCACACATTAAATCAAGCGCTGTTTCTTCCATACAATAGATAACAGATAAAATAGGTTTAAGTATCAATTTTAATAGAAGTATAGTCTATGAAAGGCGGTGTTGTATCCAAGATAGATCGTGAACCATTAAATATAAAAAGTGATAGAATTTTAGGTCATCCACTTACTACGATTGACTATTTATCACGGGGTACGTTTGGGTTTGTATTTAAAGTAACGTATAATGGCGAAGAACCAACCGGGTTTGTAGATGAAAATGATAATGAAGTAAGGGTTTTTATTTTAAAAGTACAGCCCATTGACATGAGAATGAAACGTACGGAGGATCCTGAACCAGAAAAAGATGATGAGGATGAGGATGAGGATGAGGATAAAAAGATAGCTATTTATTCAAAAAAAGTACATTGGGATGATATAGTCAATGAGGTTATATTACAACAAAAAATGTATGAATGTGCATTAGAGTCCGACCTTATGCCACCATGTCCTGCCATATTATTTTATGGATCAATTACTGCAGACCAATTTGAAACATACAAAAAGGGATATTTTGTATACAAAGATGAAAAAATAATACTACCACGAGATTATAATTCGCTTCGTGTTTCCATTATTTTAATGGAATATGTTCACGCAAAAGATTTAACAGAAATACCTCATGAGATATATGTACCTAGATATCAAGAAATAAGAGACAAAGCATTTAGAACTTATGTTACTGCATTACAATGTGCAGTATTACAAAGAGATCCTAAACCAGAAAATTTTTTATTAAGTGATGATGGTAACATAACAATGATTGATTTTGGAGCAGCACGAAAATTATATAAAAAAGAAAGTAGTGAATTAGAACCATTGATACAAAAAGCGGAAAAAGGAAATTGTAAACCATTAATACATAAATTGTTACATATGGAACAGGATGATGAGAAATACAAAATTTTAGAAAAATGGTTATTTAGACCGGAAGAAAGTTTACGTGGAATAAGAATAGCACCAACACTTACAACATTAGCACCTGCTATAAAATTACCAGAAAAAATAGCGTCACGATGTAAAAAAGGAATATGTAATATACAAAGTGAAACATTACCTAAAAGAAATCCTATTTCAGAAGAAACAAAAGCAGAACGTGTTGCTCTTGAAAGACAAGACATGGAATTAAAGGACCGAAAATACAGAGCAAAGGCTGAATTAGAAGAATTAATATTGTATAGAGAAAATGAAGGCAAGCGGAGACGTTGGGGAGGAAAGCGCCATACTAAGTATGTGGGAACTCGTAGACATAAAAAAAGTAGAACCCGGAGAAAAGTATAGAATCGTTCACTTTGAAAATTATCAATTTATTTTTCCATGGAATCGTGAGTATCATGGACGTTTTACACACGTAGAATACCGCCAACTCTATTTCAACGTAACCTACTGTTACGATTACGTAGTAGAAGAGGAGGTACCTGTCAAACTAAACATGGCCTTTAATCCTTGTGTAAAGCTCTATAAAATGGCAAAAACAGGACAAACTAGTATGGAACGCCGTTCTTATAAAATGGTCATGCAACTATTCATTGATGGTATGATTGCACCCGACTTCTTGTAAAATAGATCCACCTTTTTGAATCATATTTAGTTCAAGCCAAAATCCTGCATTGAAAAGTATCACTGCAAATGCATGTATTTTTTGATCAAAGATTGTTTCTGCAAATAACCCTTCTATTACCCCTCCAGATGCAATCAAAAGTGGTGGAGCTAACGAATAAATAATCTGACCAGGAAATACTACTTTACCTAACGTTGTAAATGCGTACATGTTCAAGGAGGCAGCCATGATAAATGGTAGTAACGTAGTCCATGCTATTGGAAAGGTTGACCCGCCTTTAAAATAAAAGGTAGCTTTGCAGTCTTGATTCCCTAGATAACCAAAGAAGAAACCTACCACGGATAACCATTTCAAGTATCCATAAAAATAAGTTGGACCCAACACGGCATAAGAAAACGATTGTAATCCAATATACTGCATATTGAAAATGAAAAAGTAAGCGACTATTCTTAGCCATTGATTATTTTTATCCGTAACAAGTACATTTACTTCTAATGGATTATCAAACGGTGCTACTTGCCATCCTTCATACGTATGCATCATGATACCTGGAAGACCACCAAAAAAGGAAATCATGGGTGAGAGAAGAAATAAAAGGGTTCGTTGTTCATCCTCAAAATAGGTAGTCCATACAGCATGGTTTGTAAGTATAGATTGTGACATGAAATAGGCTGGTATGATGGGTGCCCAATGAACAAGTTCAACTAAATTTAACATGAAAGTATTGGCCGTGTGGGCCATACCAATCGTATACAGAGACGTTTTTGGAGATGCTTTATTCCATCCCCAGGATGGATTGGAAGGAAATGACATTTATTAATAGTAGATTTTAATTCAGAAAGAATTTTATAAAAGTAGAAATGAGGTTTCTTGTTATTTTTGCATTGAATTTATGTAGGAATTGCAAACATTATACCAAAGGCACGTGTTCCTTATTTCCTATTTTGGATGATATACGTCATGAGCGAAACTATTTGGATTGTACTAGAGTAAGAAGCAATGCTTATTTTTGTGGAGAAAAGGGACGTTACTATGAACCATTGGAACTACCTGATGATTATGATTTTGAAAAGTATATTCAGTTTCTTTCATAAAGATATTAAAAAGAAGCCTCTCTTATAGAGGGTATGATTACCGCCAAGGATCTCCGAAAAGCCCCTTTTGAAACGAGATGGATCATGAACAAAGAAAACATGAAGGTGACGTCGTATAACGGCATCCCATGTGTTCTTTGGAAAAGAAAAAATAATATTCGTTTATGGAGCTATAATCACAAGTTGTTTTGTATTCGTCAACGTACCATTTTTGACATGGATGGAACTCTATGTGGATGGGTAGAAGACGACATGGTCTATGGTCCCTTCTTCGGTGAACTACCTGACATTATGAATGCTTCACGGTTTTGTTCTTAGGCGCTAACGAATGAAGAGGTGAAACGGCATCTGTACGCAACGTATATTTTTGTTGTATGCATACCAATGCTGGTATGGATTCAATACGTTCCTCTTCTTTGTTGTAAATGACATCTTTTGTCCTCTGTAAACATTTGCGTTCCAACTTATCGCGTAACATTTGCTTGAGCTGAGTAGTCTTTTCATCATCTAATTGGTCACGCTCCTTCATGACATTGGCAAAATCCATGATACGTTTTAACTTGAGTGACTTGTTCAATTTGTTCCAAGGAAGATGTTCATTTTTCTTGTTATCCATTTCAACAATATCTTCAAGCGTCAACATAGTTTACATACAAGAGTTATTTCTAATTCATTTTTTAAATTATTTTTATAAATAATGGATGGAGGAATGGTATATGGTGTTGGCATGAAAGGTAAAGTGATGGATTTTGAAGATCTAGTCGTACCAAAAGATCTTCGTAGTATTCATTTCTACGTAGGGGATACCATGGTGAAAAAACGCATATCTTCTTTTACATGGAATTACTTTCTTCACATGGATCATAGAGATTACGTAATCAAAGAATTCATGGAGCCTTATTTACATACGAAAAAAACATATTTTATGCGTGAATTAGAAGGGTTTAAACATACCTTGAATGACATGATCGGTATACCTTTTCAGGGTACCAAGGTGTATGGTGTAGAACTGAATGATACGTGTTTTGTCATTCATCGTAAATGTACAGTAATGGATCCGTTGACCATGTCCTTTCCAGAATGGAAAAGATTTGTCACAGATATTTTATCTCAACTTGTACAGTTACAAAAAAGAAACATTGCCCATGGTGACATTAAACTAGACAATATCATGAAATGTAAAAAATATCAATTGATTGATTGGGAAAACAGTAGACGATTAGACTACGAGGAGTTGAAACAAAAACGTTACTTAGGGTTATCACCAATGTACTTTCAAATACTTTATGGATCTGCATGGTATCCAGCCTTTTCAATCGCGTTACTCAAGTATAATCGTGAAACGGGTTCTAGTGATTATGGAAATCGTGTCATTGCTTACTTTTCTGAATTGTTTCAAAAGTATACTCCGAAAGAAGTATTTGAAAAAACAAAATATACGTTGGATGTAGCGACATTTGGATTTATACTAGATGGATCAAAACGAAACCCATCTGTACCAAAACGTTACCATACGTTTATCAACACCATGTATAAAATGAGTGCATCGGAAGCACTGTCTACATTCAGAAAAAATCAAACACGAAATAAAAGGGTATAGTATGGCGAGTCTAGTTTCGGAAAGGTATGAGTGGCCTATTTTAGATCAGAAAGAAGGTACACAAAGCAATACTTTTATGCCATGGATTTGTAGTGTAATTGATGAATACAAAGTTACATTTCCAGATGGGTATAAAGAGTTATTTGATTCTACTTTATCTGAATATAAACTTATCACTGGAGATAAACTACCTTTTGATAATTTTGGTGAGTTTCAACATTTTTTAAAAAAATCCGTAACAACACAAATAGGTGAACCAACATCAAGAAAATTTAAAGTATTACAAGATGGTCCTTATCATTTAAGAGGTACACTACAAGAAAAAATTGTAGGCGGTACACCACATGCGTTTGATGGATTTTTTGGAATGTTTATTGATAACTTGAAAAAACGGTTTGCTGGACAAACATGTGTGGTAGAGACTCGCAGAGCTGAAGAAAGACCTAGTGTATGGCATTATACAGATGATACTGGAAAGTTAATCCCGTATGATGAAGAAACGAATAACGAAATAAATCTTTGTCTACAGTTTGATCAACCACCTATTTTTAAACAAATAGGTGAATTTAAATATTTAATTGATCCTAGAGCAAAAACACAAACCAATGTATATACTCATACTACACGAGCTATTAAACAATTAGAAACGCGTCCTAGTGTAAAAAGATGGTATTACATAAATGATGGTAAAAAAACTCCTTTTTCAGAGGAGGATAATCGTACAATAAAATCCGTAAAATCAGGTGATAATCCTAGATTAAATGGATATGAGTTATATCTAGATGGGTTATTTCAAGTAAACGATGATGGAGATATTCAACAGTTAGTATATGAAGGCGGGAACAAGAAAAAGAGAAAAACAAAAAGGAGGCGTTCTATTTACAACAAATCCAGACATCGTGCCTGAATTAATAAGGTTTACACAGAGTCCTCCCAATGTGTTATTTAAAAAAGGACAGGCTGTTTTACTAGAATTACGTGCAACACCATCTACTGTATTAAGTGATCCATGTGCTATCAGTTCAGTTCTTTTAAAAATAGTTGCGATAGATAAAAATGCAATATTCAATGCGCATACTATACAAGCTACACCTGTAAAAGAGTTTCGTGATGAAGTAGATAATCATATAGATATTGCTACACGATCCGTGCCAAGATTTGAATGTTCTATTGTACCATCCATTTTATATGCAGACATCTATACAAAAGAAGAATTAATGGTAGTGTTTCCAGAGATAGGGAAAGACGTAACAGGTAAAGTTGGACTTATTTTTATGGAACATATTAATCATCCTAGTTACAAAAGTTCTACCTTATTTGATTATATATCACAAACGAGAGATAATTCGTTACTACCAAAGGCAAGACGTCTCTTTGTAATGTTAGCACAACTAGGGTTTTTACATAATGATTTTCATTTGGCAAATATAGTCGTCTCAAAACCACTTCACGGTAGTAGTCCTGCATTATTACTGATTGATTTTGGTAGATCCTCTGCCATTGATCCAACGGCATTCAATGCACTTGTAGAATCGTATGATATTGCTAAGGACGATGCGTTAAAAGAAAAGATACTTACCTTTTTGTATCGGATAGAGTACACGGTAGAGGGCCGTCCATTGAATCCAGATGATTATCCAGACAATTATGGATGGTTCAAGGGGGATATTGCCAATGAAGTAGAGGTAACTGCACCCATTTTTTTAGATGAGATACAGAAAAAAAAATGTGTCCTTTTTAGAAAAATAGATTATGTAACAAGAGAAGTATTGAGAAAAAATGGACATTTATTAAAAGATTACCCTCCAGAAAAAAGGAGTGATAAAGTATTAGTACTTTATGCAGTCTCTAATTTTGGTGAGGCATTAGAATATGCATCCCCAGAGCTACAGGATAACAAAGAAGTTGTCATGACTGCTGTAAGCCAAAATAGTATGGCATTGCGGTTTGCATCACCTGCGATGCGTGAAGATAGGGATATTTTACGTATTGCTTTACAAAATCCGAGAGCGATTCAATTTGCTATTCATCCAGATAAACGATTCGTCCTGCCTCACTTAAGAAGAGATGGGTTATCACTTGCCTATGTAAGAGATAGAGATAAAGAAATTATTATGACCGCTTTACAACAAAATGGTATGGCTCTGCATTATGTAACCAGCGAGGTGCAGGATAAAGAGATGGTCATGGCTGCAGTAAGCCAAAACGGAATGGCATTAGAATATGCTGTAATAAAGGATAGAGAGGTAGTGATGACAGCGGTAAGACAAAATGGTAGGGCATTACAGTACGCGGATGCATGGAGTGAAGACGAAGAGGTCGTTCTCACTGCGGTTCTTCAAAATGGATATGCCATTCATTTTACGTTGAATCGTAATCCTAAATTATTATTGTATGCATCCGTCAATGGTCATCATGCTACGGAAGATGAAATTAAACGCATCATGCCTTTTTTGGATACCTATGTACCTTCCGAGGAAGACAAACAGCTACTTGCATCGTTCAAAGAAAATGTACCTAAAATGTCTAAAAAAATGTCCACAGTAGAAACATTTCGCACATTATACGAGAGAGAAATAAGTGAAGAATTAATAAGACGAAAACAAATAACAGAAAGAACGAGCGAGTCTTTAGAAAGATTAAGCGAATGTCGCAAAGGAAATTGTAGCATTTCAGGAGGAAAAAATAAAAAGGTAAAGTATGGAACTAGAAAGAGTCGCCACACTAGAACGAAAAGTCGCCGCGCTTGAAAGTTTAATCGGAGCACCCGGAGCACCCGGAGCACCTGGAGCACCTGGAGCACCTGGAGCACCTGGAGCACCTGGAGCACCTAATGGATCGCCTGGTATATTGAGTGGATTAGCTAGTTTGAATCCATTCAGGGGTGGGTCTCGTAGAAAATCTAGGCGGTCCAAAAAGTCTAGAAAGTCACGCCGTTAAA